AGCTAATACGGCGTGAGACTTAGTCTTATGACCAGATGTCCGCTTTGGCTTGTTATAGCCGTTGAACCTTTCGCCTCTATATGTAATCGCCATATTAACCTCAGAAAAAGAATAGCCCCCACCGAAGTAGGGGCATTCACACTTAGATAGATGACTCTAGGTGTAGTTCAACACCATAGGCATCGTCTAACGTATCAACACCATATACAGCAGTGGCGTTCAACTCGTTAGCGCGTAGAGATGCATCACGCTGTACTTCAAGGTTGAAGTCGCGCTTCAATGCAATCGCAAGTGCTTCTGGAGCAAATACTGCGCCTTTAGAAGCATCACCTGCAACAGCAACATTTCTGCTTTCATAAACATTAACACCAGCTATTGTGCCTACATAACCTGTACGCATAGCTTCGTTCTGAATGTCGCCACCATTAGGGTCAGCAAATGTGCTAGTTAGGTTAGCTTTCATATTGTAAGCCGCTAATGGATTTACAACACAAGCAAGCTGTCCAATCGCACCAGCGTTACGGAGTTTAGCAACAGCCTCAAAAATGTGAGCCGCAGTAAATTCAGTAGTAGCACCGCCAACAGATGTAGTAAAGTCATCAAACAAACCAATCAAGTCTTTGTCAATCTTAGTAGCGATAGCGTTACCAAGAACAGTACCTAACTCATCAGCAGGGTTGCCAGCACCCATAGCCGCTAGGTCAGTAAGAACAACCTGTGCGCCTACTTCGCCAACAGTTACCGATACAGATGAAGTGCTAACAGCAGTTGAACCCATGTCAGTACCTTCTGTTAAGTCTGCCGCAGCAATTGCAGGGTACTTAGGAACTTGGATTGTTTTGCCAGCTTGACCAGCAATGTTGTACTGAGTTACAAGACCTAACATTAGGGATTGTTCTTCAGCAGTGAAACGAGCCTGTGCAATAATATTTGCAAACAGATCGTCTAAAGTTGTACTAGTTGTTTCATTAGCCATGATAATAACCTCAATAAATAGAAAGAATAAAAAATATAATTAGGTCTTTCTCTTCGTAGCGGCATAGGCTTCTTTGCCACCGCTATTCCAATTCTCGACCATCCATTCCACCGATTGAGGCTTCGGAGTAGAGCCACCTGCGCTACCCATACTACCAGCACCGCCTTGAGAGGCACGTGCAAAGTGTGGGTTTACAGTTAAAAATTCTGTAACCATTTCATCAACGGATAACAGATCACCTTTGTCATTGTAACGCGGTGTTCCATTAGAATCCACAATCTCGACCGCCCCATCTTCATTTAGTCGAGTATTGCCTTTCAATAAAGCAGTTACTTGCGCTGTATCAACGGCGTTATTACGACTAGCGGCACTGGTTAACTGTCCATCAATTAACGTCTCTTGCAGTCTAGCTTTATAACTGTTGATTACTTCGTCTTTCTTTTCGACTGTTTGCTTTAGGATCGAATCAAACTCGCCACGTTGTTTCTGTTGCTCAATTTCAGCTTGCTCTTTCTGAGTCAGTAGCTCTTTAGCCTCATCTAAGTTGATGCCACCTAGCTTCTTATCAAATTTGCGCTGTTCTCTAGCAATACGATCTGCAACGATTCGGTCTAGCTCATCCTGCGTAAACGTCTTAGTCTGAGTTTCTACTGCCGCTGTCTCAGTTTCAGCTTCTACGGTTTCCATGATTTCATCGCTCATGTTACGAACCTCACAAGGAGTAGTTGGTGAATTAATAGTTTAACACAAGTTATTTCTTTGTCTTGCGTTTCTTTTTCTTAGGTCTACCGACCTTTGATCCATATGTACCTTTTCCGCTTGGCATAATACACCTCTTAGTCAAATACTGGTCTGAATCTATGGCGGCAATTATAGCCACCTGCTGTAGCAAAGGCATTAGAACTGCTTTTACCTGCCCATTCGCCTTGCCATATTTCTTTTATCTCATCGATTGTGTAAGTCTTATTAACGTGCTTATCACAAAAGTCTCTTGTCACTTCATCATCAGGGCCGCGATAGGCAAACTTCTCAGCACCAGAATCTAATGCAACTTTAGCGTTAATAGTCCTGTCAAACTGTGTCAGCGAATCATGCACCTGCTGTTTAACATATCTACTCATGCCATCGCCAACAGTAGCCTTAACTGCTGTAACACTAGCGGCAAAGGTTGTGCCAGTTAATGTGCTTTCATAAACCTGCTTTGCCAGCACATCTAAATACTCTGTGCCTAAATCTTCTAAGCCTTGAAAAGACATTCTCTGTAGTTGGCTAATAACATCGCGATCAAGTTCAGCAATATCGCCATATGTTCCAAGCATTGCTACTGCATCATCAGCTACACTGTTGTAGTCCCTGATTATGCTATCTACCTCAGTCAGGTATTCTTCTGTTATAGCCTGACGTAATTCTGTTCTAGCGTTTAACGCCCACTCTAAATCAAACAACTGACCATCGCGTAACGGTGCTGTAGCCATTAGGTCTGCAACTCTATCTTCTAGCTTAACAAGTGCAGAGGCTATTCTTTCTTCATGCCTTTCAGCTAACCGCTCAACAATGTTGTAGTGGTCAGTATCAGCCGCCATTAGTTATCTCATCTGCAAAGTTGCCAATGCGCTGTGCGCCAGACTCAATCTCTGTGTGGGCTTTAACTAAGTGTTCATCATCAAGTAATAAGTCAGCAATCTTCTTATCTATTTCCTGCGATAGGGTTTCTGACTGCACGCCTGTTGCTCTCATCTGTTGTAGGAACAATAACTCTTTGTCGTAGTCACGTAGGTCAAACGCATCAGGGTAGAATATCTCTACGTCATTAGTAACTTGTTGCCACTGGCAGAACAGGTCAAAGATTTGTTCTTCTGCTAACTCTAATAGATCGGCTTTCTCAGATAGCTTGGCGTTAAGCATCTGAAACTCTGTCTGCATAGCTACGCCTGATTGGGTCATAGCTTCTGTGCCTCGAACTGCACCCATATGAGACATACGGTTTATAGCTTCTACCTTATCCACAATAGAAGCCCTAACAGCATCAAGGTTAGCACCACTAGGTTGCATCTGGTACGGCTTTAATGCGCCATCCATATCATCAGGTAGGTTTATAACTGCACCTGCTCCTGCACTAGCATCTGTTTCGTAAGTCTTAACCAGTGTTGGGTGGTTACTGATTCTAATTAACTGCTCTACTTCTGATAGTTCTTGGTAAATAGCACGTTGCATATGCGATACGTCTGATATGTCTGATATACCAATGCCTCTCAATACAGAGCGATTAGCAGGTAGGAATACAGCAGGTATCTTGCCTAGTGCGTTATCAATAGTCTCTAACAGTTCATCAGTATCGTTAACAGTACGCCATGATTCAATTCTATCTTCACGCCATACACGCCAATATATCTGTGTCTCTGTATCTGTAACGCGGTCAATAGATTCTCTAACCTTTAGATAGGTCAGCTTAAATCTGCCACTGGGGGTGCGCTCATACTTCCAGTCAAATACGTTCTCTGGGGTTATCAACGTCATGTAAGGGCGAATCTCTTGCTCTAGTTCTTCTGCTCTTGTACTGGCATTAGACTGAGGCTTATCAATCATTAACCATACGTGGCCATATACACTAGACCAAACCTGCGCCTGTCTCATAAACGCATCAAAGCTACGACCATCTAGGTCAGCATCTTTTATGAATGGTTCTAATGCGGCGTTGTTAGAAAGGCTGTTAAAGGCTCTTGTTGGCGGTACACGCCATAGAAAACTGGAATAGATGTGAACAATGTTCTTACAGTGATTGTCCATTGGGGTTAGGTCTATACGTCTTGCGTATTCTTCCTTGCCCTCAGATACATAGCTTGTTAGATAGCTACCACCTTTATAATCATCGCCCCCCATATAGCTTCGCAGATAGAACTCCCATCTGGCTTTATAAGCATCATAGTCGGGGTGTGTATATTCAATATCTCTCATCAAGTCCACCTAGTCGGTTGCGGTGTATTATATTCGGTTCTTATTGGGAACAGGTATTCAACCAGATAGCCTAACGCATCATTCATATGATCGAAGCCATCTTTGTTAGGAATACTCGTACCCTCTTTGTAAGTCTGTCTCTCTAAACTCTTAATGGTTTGCTTGCACTTAGGGCTAACAAACAAATGTCGCTCGCCATCACCTGATAGCAAACGACTATTAACCGCATTGATTCTATCCCTGATCAACGGGTGAGCTTTCTTCGCCTTAACGCTAAACCCTGCGTTTTGTAAGATCGACAAATCAGTCCGACCACCAGCACTAGTCTTGCGCTGTCTTGATGCTGGATCAGGGTAGATAATTATACTGCGATTAGGATAACGATCCTTTATCTCAGCAACAACCTCATCTGTATTTGATCCATATAGAACTAGCTCATCAATAACCTGTAAGTCTTGCCCATGCCGTAAGCATACAACAGCACTCATAGGATCAATGTTAAAGTCCATACCAATGTGTAGTGTACCACCATTATCGTCTACATTGACAACGGATAGTTCCCTACTAAAGGCATAATATATCAAACCGCTGTAAGTAACAAATTCAGCGCAATATTCTTGGTTAAAAGTGCGCTCGTCTAAATCGTTTCTGGCTTGGTCTATCTCATGCTGTGGTACGTTGCCGCCTTGTAGCGTTGTGTACTGAAAGCTATCCCATCCATCCGCGCCATCTAAGCCACTAGCCCATAGATCGTAGAAATGGTTTCTGCCTTTAGGTGTGCCGATAAACAGCGCATGACCTTGCCTATCCGATAGAGAGGGTCTTAGAACCTCATTCCATGCCTCTGGCCGCATATCTGCAAACTCATCTAGCACTACAAAGTCTAAGGCTCTACCACGTAGGTTGTTGGGCTTCTCTGCACCCTTTAGGCTTATGACTGATCCATTGATTAGCCTAATGGTTAAAGATGTTTCATTAGTCTTAGCTATGTATTCTTCTGGGATAGTTTGAATAAGCATATCCCAAGCAATCTCTTTAGCCGCCCCATAGGTGGGAGCTACATACCAACAGTTTCTATTAGCACCCCCAATCGCGGCTCTTAGAATCTCTCCTGTTGAGAGAAACGTCTTTCCGAATCGCCTACCTGCTACAACCGCTCTAAACCTAGAGGGTGAACAGAATATCTCACTCTGAGGCTTTGTTAATTGCATCAGGGTGAACAGTTATATTGATAGGTGGTATCTCTTTGACTGGTTCTGTGTATTGCTCGCCCCAGTTCTCTCTGTCTCTTGTCTTAAGGTAAAAGATCATAGATGTATTGTCACCTGCCTTTGCTTTCTCAAACAACGCATTGGTGATTTCATCCATTCCTTTGCTTCTACCCCTTTTTATAGACTCCATAAACTCTACGTATTCATCTTGCTTCTTGTATAAAGTCGACTCAGCCACCCCTAGACAATCAGCTATCTGAGCTACAGTTAATCCCCTAGAAGCCATTTCTGAAGCTCTAGCGCATATCTCTGCATCAGGTATCCATTTGGGTCTTCCCATTTACATATCAGCTCCGAATGCCTCTCTGACATTCATAATAGGATTTTTGATTATTATATCATCTTCTTCGGGGGGTAAACCTTTAGCACGACAGTCTACTGCATCTTTCCAGAATACTAGTGCTGTTTTGATTTGATGCCCTGCGCTTGGATTGTCGATTAGGCTCTGCGTTATCTCGTCTAGCTTAGACAACAGATCGAACCAACCGTTCTCCTCACATTCTGATACTCTCATACTTAAACCTAAGTTCATAGCT